CCAATGAGTGATTGTTTGTTCCTCCATCGTCTGTGTTTACATCAACAATGAATGTGTCTCCAGGAACAATACCATGTGCGTAAGGCCAAGTAATTTCTATTGTAGCCAACGCTTCAAAGTTTACACTAGAAGAAGCTGTAATAGTTTGTGTTGTAAAATCTGTTAAGGTGACAGCATTAACTAGGTTCAATGATCCACCTGCTATACCAGTACCTGTTACTGATGCACTGCTTAATCCGCCACTGCCGTCAACACCTGTAACTGTAATTACCGCATTGTTTGTTGGAGCAGAACCTCCTAAATTTCCACCTACTATAGTGATTTCATTTCCTACGACATAACCAGATCCGTTTGCGTTTATAGCTAGAGAATATACTCCTGACGTTCTTGTTACGTCAAAAGTACCGCTTGCTCCTGCGTGTGCTTCGTTGGTTCCTGCTTGTCCTGTGAAAGTTGTAGGTAACGTAGGTGCTGTACCTACTATACTAATATTGTTTACTCTACCTTGATCAGCCGCATTTGTATTCAAGGTTGAATCTACTGTAATTGTGGCATCATTAGTTGGGCTTGTACCTCCTAATGCAGTACCAGCTATTGTAAATGATTGTCCTGATATATAATCATTTCCTGCTGTATCAAGAGCCACCGAATACGAAGATCCGTCATTTGTAACATCAAAAATTGCTCCACTACCATTGTAAACAGCAAGTGTTTTTCCAACAAAAGTTCCACCGTTATAAGGAGTTGCAATCGTTGATTCGTCCGCTCCTTCTGCTCTTACATCAGTAATTCTACCTGTTCCATCGATTGAAACTACTCTTAGATATAAATCATTTGCAGGACTAGAACCTCCTAAATCAGCACCGCTACAAACGATCACATCAGCTGTGTTAAAGCCTGTACCTCCGTTTTGTATTTGCACTTGATAAGCCGCGCCTACTCCTGTTTGGATTGATACTTGGAAATCTAGATTAGAACCTGAACCGCCTGTATATGATAATGCACTTGCACCAAAGCTGTATGATTTATTTACTGACGGTGGAGTACCTGTTCTACCTGCGGCATTTATAATTGTAATTGATGTAATTGATCCTCCAGCACCAACAGCACCAACCTTCATGACCAAATCATTACCGCCGTCGTTTTGGCTTCCGTCTTGTCCAGTTCCTGGCTCTACATTTTGTCCTGTAATTCTAATTCCGTCGTGTACTGCAAACCCAGTTGTATCGTTAGGTGAATTAATATTTACTACTGTGTAAGCATTATTTTCAAATGCAATGTCAAAGTTTGTACTTCCAAGACTACCACCGCCTCCACTGTAAGTGTTAGCAACGTTTTGATATGTAATGCTTCCGCTTAATGCAGTACCTGTGATAGTTGCTGATGTAATTCCACCTGTGCCGTTTACTGCTGTAACAGTAATTATTGCATCATTGGCTGGTGTAACACCGCCTAAATTATCTCCAGTAATTTTAATTTTGTCACCTTGTTTGTATCCTGAACCTGATTGATTTATTCCATCAACTGAATACACAGCGCCTGTTCTACTTAAATTAAATTGTCCATTAACACCTGCTGGAGCTGTGATTGTTCCGCTTACACCTGTGTATGTTTCCGTGTTTTTAGTAATATTAGTAGTGAAAGATCCACTCATGCTAATTGTATTTCCAACAATGTTGTTAACAAATATAGCATCTCCAGAACCGTTATCTGCCGCTAATCCTTGAACAATTCCCGATGTAGAACTTACAGTGAACTGTGTGTTGCCACTTGAAATATCACTTGTCAAATTAACTGGTAAAGCTGTACCTCCTGGTGTACTTGCAATACCTGAAACCTGTGTACCTGTTGGTAATGCCGCATTCACAATCGGAGCACCAATCTCTGGAACATCTCCTGTAAACGCTAATCTATTTTCACCAATCTGCGCCGCCAATGAAAGTGACATAGTTCCGTTTGTACCATTACTGAAAACATCAAATCTTGGCTGTCCTACACTTGCACCAGTATAAAAGTTTCCTTGTCTTAGTTGAGTATATGTTGTTGATAAAACCTGTCCATTGGTAGTACCTACTTTTGCTTTTGCGTAAAATGTAAATGTAGTCGCTGTAGGAACACTGTCAATTACAAAAGATCCTTCAGCTCTAGCCGCACCAACTACAGCATCTTCTAATGCTTTAATTGTTATAGGTGTTCCTGGTTCAAATCCGTGAGCACCAATAGTTGTAACTGTAATTTTAGAAGCACCAATACCGCTTGTGCCTGATGATGCATCAGTAACAACTGTTTGCACTTGTGTATCTGTACCTGGTACTTCGTACACACTTGGATAACCCCTCATCATACCTATAGCTGACCATTTTGTTGGCTGTAATCCGTATTCAAAGTCAGCATCAAGCATGGACAATGGAGGAGCAATACGCATACGTTCAATAGCATCTGTTCCAAAATTGTATGGACGCATTACCTGTTCTGGTGTGTCAGTGAAAATCTGAATTTCATCAGACTCTGACATAGAACTTGTATCAAATTCTAAATCTAAAACACTAATAGCATCTGTTGTTTGTAAGTATTTTGGAAAATCATCATCTGCGTTTTCATTAGAATTTGTTGAATCGTACTTAACAATATAACCACCACTATCTCTAGGAGTAACATCATCTAATCTTGTGATTTTACCGCCTTTAAGTGGATCTGTAAAGTTGAAAATTACTGTAGACTTTGAAGTGTTAGTTACAATTAACATGTCACTAGTGTCATAGTTTCCTACAAATCTAATATGTCCTAAACCTTTTCTTTCATAGGTTGGTAAACTAGAAAGTCCGTTTTGAATGACATCTCTTACTACATTTGCAAGATACTGAATCCTTGTACTTGCCGCTGGTTCACTTGTCTTTGACGAGTCAATTACTTGTGCTACTGCTGATTGGTATGGTGTAGATTGTGCTGAATTTGTAAGCACGTGATTGTTAATTAAGTCTCTTGTAAACTCTTTTGCTTTTACTTCAGCAACTCTTGTTCCATCAACTTGTGCAACGTCTTTTTCCCAATAAGTATTTGCAATTCTATAAGTTTCTGCATTACCTCCATACTTTAAATCATGAACGTAAGCATCAACATTGTATCCTGTATCTCTTTCACATTTGGATTCACTATAAGTATACCCTTCAAAACCAGTTGCATTATCTGCCACTTGTTGTGAAATCCAGGCTGTTACTTCTTTTTGTATAAAAGTCTTGTTAGCTACTATTAATGCTTCAGCATTAGGGTATCTACTACCGTTTAGACCAATGCCTGGGTAAAACTTATAATTATATATTTTTTTCTTTGCCATTCTTTATGCTCCAAATGCCACTGCTAAGGCTGTTGCCGTTGAGTCTACATATCCTTTATTTGTTGCGTGTGTTCCAATACTTGGATCAGACTGTAAAACCAAATTGTTTGCCACAGTCAAAGTACCATTCATAGTTGCTCCGTCAACATTAAGTTGGCTTGTGCTACTATCTGGTGCTGTCGTCAAATCAATACCATATGCTTTTATTTGAACAGGTGTTTTATAACCAATATCTACATTATCAATTGTGCCTGGAATACCTTCATTATTAATAGATATTCTTCCGTTAACCACTGATAGTATTGTGTTGTTTTGATAATTTACTTTGAAAACTCCACCAGTTACAGCTAAACTTTCAAAGCTATTTGAAACCTGCGTACCAGTATCATCTCCGCCGTCGTCTGTTGGCGGAACATATTGCACAAAAGTTGTACCATTAAGTAAAATATTCTTTACATCTATAGTAGGCGCAGTGATTTTTCCCGAACTATCAACAGTGAAGTTAGGACTTTCAAATCCGTTTTGTGCTTGAAATTTATCGTTTACTACTGTACCTGCCATTGTCTATCCTATAGTCCACTTATGTCTTTAACAACAATAGTTCCTCTCATTGAACTGTGTACTGTACATTGATATGCATAGTTACCACTTATGTTTGCAGGAACTTTCCAATATAATGTACCCGATGTTTTACCTTGTGCTTGCGAACCTGTTGAAACTGATCCGTCTAACCCAATGTGCACCAATCCGTTGTTGTATGCTGTGCCACCACTTGTTTCAATTTGGAATGGATGATTAGATCCACTATTAATTTTAAATGCAATAGTTGTTCCTGATATTGCATAAATTGTTGGATCTTCTGTATTTCCATATTGATCCATTTTGTATCCGTTGTTAGAATCTGCTGAAACAACTAGCGTTGTAATTGCAGGTAAAGCCATTTCATCAAAAGTTTTTCCTGTTACATTTGCCCAACCACTACCAGTATAAAGTAATAGTTGTCCTGTTGCCGCTCCTGATGCTGATACATCTGTCAAACTATCCAAGTTGTTTGATCCAGAGTAATTAATAGTTACTGTGTCACCTGTTACTGCTGTTGAAATATTTGTACCACCTGCAATAGTAAGTGTATCTGTTTTACTATCTGCCGCCGCTATACCTGTGTCAGCTTGAACATTAGAAAATGCATTTTGGTTTTCTTCACCTGAGTTAGGAGAACCTGTATAAGCAATAGTAACTGTATCACCAACGATGCTTGTAGCAATGTTTGCTCCACCTGCAACAGTTAAAGTATCAGTAGTTGAGTTTGCAGTTGTTGTGCCAGTGTCAGCATCTACTGTAGCAAAAACATTTTGATTTCCGCCTGCACTTATTGTTGTAAATGTAAATGTTCCTGAACCATCTGTGGTTAACACTTGTCCACTTTGACCATCTGAAATACTTAGGTCAGTAAGTGAGCTTGGTACAGTTGGTCGGTTATTTAAATTGTTGTAATTTAGATAGTATGAACCGTCTTGTCCATCAAGTGTATCAGCGTCAGTACCTCCGCCACCTGATGTTGCATCTGTTCCTGGTGCCCATTTGCCACCATCCCATTTTAAAACGTTTCCTGTTTGCGGTGGTGTACTTGTTGTGTCAACATCAGATAGGGAATTGATGTTTCCTACATAAGCAACTGTTTTTAATGGATCTGTGTAATTTGCTACTGCTCCACCACTTGTATCAAGCAACATTTTTCTCCATGCACCTGCATGTGCAACATATACTGTACCACCTTCGTGTACATGTAACATTGCTCCGTGATAAGTCGATGGACTTATCGCATTCATTTGGTTTAATGTTGCGGCATGAAATGCCAATTTATTAATCTTGTTGTCGTCGTTTGGAATATCTATTTCCATACTTGAATTGACGATATCTTTTAAATTTACACCATCGCCTAGTGCATTGTACAGCTCATCGGCGTTAGCATTAATCTTAGTAGCACCTGCTCTAAGACTATCACCAGTTCCGTCATTTGCGGCTGTACCTACGTTTAGTACTGATTTTGCCATCTTTTACACCCTATCAAATGTTAATGTTGTATTATCCATTGTACTTGTATTACTATCAAAAGTATTTATTCCGCTTGCCTCTTCGGTACTCGTATCTGCGACTATAGCAGGAGGAGTAAGTTGATGAATAGTTTTAGCGTAAGTAGCATGGAATACTAGTTTTGCGCCTGCGTAAGTTTTCGACTTAGGTTCTACGTGAATCTTACATTCACTAGCGTCTACTGTAACAGATATATTAATTAATTCTTGGTTAATGCTTGATCTACCAAATATATTTGCTACTGCTCTATCGGGTCTTGCAACAACGCTTAATTGCATTATCTCTTTTTCGTTTGAATCAAATTCAACTGTGATCTGATAAACAGCACTACTAAATTCACCAACATGAAATGAATCCATTATGGTGTTATACTGAACTCCGATCCAATGGCCTTTATAACTAAAGCTAGATCTTTCTGGTAATTCTATAGTATTGTTTGACCCTTTTTTAAATAGATTTGTCAGAAGTTTACTCATTACACATGCTCCATATTGTATTTATCGTTTTGTACAGATATAGAAGAGTATAAAAAGCTATGATAAATCTACGAGACTATGAGCGAACTGGCTTAGATTGTCGAATACCTCTGTTTTCTTCTTTAGGTCTTTGTTAGCAAAGGTATCTAACTTTTTAACTGTTTCTAAACCATAGCCTGTACGCACTAAAATGGGCTTTGCTTTTGCTTTGATAGCCGCTTTGAGGTCAGTTATTTTGTCACCTACATACACTCCGTTTGTCCAATCAACGCCTATTTCAGCAGAAGCTCGTTTGAACATACCAGGATTAGGTTTTCTATAAGGATCGTCCTTAAAAGGTGTTGTTGAATAATACAATCCGTTGATGCTTTTACAGCCTATATCTCCTAATAATTGTAACATGTAATTGTTTACAATATCAACATCAACTGCATCCATAATTCCTTTTTGTATTCCGGATTGATTAGTCAATATTACTACATCATATCCTTTGTCACGCATAATTTTAATTGCTTCTAAGCTACCTGGTATTGGTTTGAATTGTTCTGGCTTAATACAGTAGGGTGGTACACCTTCTTGTGTCAATCCTATATCTTCATTTATAGTTCCGTCTCTATCTAAGCCAATAACTGGTGTACTCATATTATGGTCTCCATCTATCATCTGACCAACCTAATTTTGCTTTGTTAAACCATTTTAACTCACCTAATATAATTGGATCTTTTTCTAATAATTGTTCTTTCCATTGTTCAACAAATTCTTTTGTCTCATTACTTAATTTGCAAACATGTGATTCTACGTAATCTGCCGCTTCGTGTGTAAGTGGATGAAGTTCATGTAACAACATGTGTTCATGTTCTGGATTTAATGACGGAGTGCTTTTTGGTCTTGTTGCTTGCCATTCTTCTGTTGTTCCAAACTTCAATGCATTTAATATTGGAGGACAAGATGTTTTAATATCTTCTTTATACATTTCTAAGACTGCACGTAAATCTTCTATTTCTAATTTATCATTTTTAAATTGTGTATTTTGGTCTTCCCAACCTTCAAACCAGTCTCTAAAGCAAGTTGTAATGACTTTGCAACCAATTTTTTCTAATGCTTTGTGAGTGCTAGATATCAAAGCACAATCTCGCATAGTTACATGAATTAAATCAGCCCATTGCCATTTGTTTTTATAGAAAAAATTATTCAAAACCATTGCGTCACCATCAACAGTCATATTACTAAAGTTACCAGGTGTCCACCATCCATGCCCCATATGGTATCTATCTTCTCTAAACATACTAGACCATTGTAATAATATTACATCGTCTTCGGTAAATTTATGTACAGTATTTGCTTCCCATAATCTTGTGAATATATATTGGTTACCTGCTCCACTCCTTGCCCAGTTTTCTCCATGATAACCTTTTTGTTTGTAGTCATGTAGTACAACATCTGCCCAGGTAGGATAAAAATATTGCGATAGACTACAACCAAAAGCAAAAATTCTCATACTAATCTCCGCAATAAATCTAACATCATCTTGTGCGGAATAGCTTTAATTTTATCAAATTCTGTTTTTTCTTGATACAATCTTTCAGTATGGTCCTTCGCTTCTTGTGGTAAATTTTCATATTGCATTTTAATTTTTTTGTTATCAAACAGTTCAAGGCCATTCATTACTAATGCAAAATTATATTCGTTGAATAAAATCTTTTTTGTATATGAAGTGAAATCGTCGGCCACTGGCATCCTTTGTCTCCACATCGCTAAATTGTTTGCTAATGAATCTGGTATCTCTACTTCTGCTACAGCTTTCCAAAAATCTGTATCTCTGCGTTTTGTTATATAGTGTAGGACAATAAAATCTCTTATGTTATCCATTATTGCACCTATCTCAACGTTGTATCTATCAATTGTTTGCTTATTATAATTTACTAGACGTTGTGCAAGTAGAAAACTTTGATTAATACTTGTTCCAATACTACTTGCTTCTAGAGGTTCTACAAAATTTGCACTCAATCCAATTGCACAAACATTTTTTATCCAAGGTTTATCCAAACACCCTGGCTCGAACTTGAGATGTTTTGCAATTTGTACTCCATGTCCTAAGTAGGTTTCGATTTCTATTTGAGCTTGATCTGGTGTGATGAAGTCGCTATCAAAAATATACCCGTTACCTTTTCTACCCCAAATAGGAATTCGAAACATCCATCCACTATTCATAGCCCTTGCTAATGTCCATATCGGTATTTCATCTTCTTCAGCAGTAGGAAATACAATAGCTTCTTTCATTTTAAGATACTTACTATAGCTTTGCCACTTTGCTCCTAATTTTCCAATCAATAACCTAGCAAATCCTGTACAGTCAACATAAAAATCGTATTCATATGTGTTAGATTGGCTTTTTATTTGTCTCACTGATCCTAAATCATTAAAAATCACGTCTTCTATTTCATCATCAAGTACTACACAACCCTTTTCCTCGGCTTTCTTTGTAAGATAATCATTTAACTTATGTGTATTAAAATGGTATTGGCTAACTCCTGTCTCATTAGGTCTTTCTTCCATAAATTTCATGAAAGGTGTTTTGTTTTCATAAAGGTAATCACCAACAAACTCTCTTGGGTCTGCATTTTCTCCGATTAATTTTGCAAATGCCATCGGCATTCCTAAATGATCAAACGTGTAAGGGCCATGAACATTTTGCAGATAGTCTTTGCCGCCCCAATCTTTAAACATAATGCCACTCTTGAAACTTGCATCTGTTTCTTTTACAAGTTCTCCTGCTGAAATACCAACGTAATCCATAAATGCTGTGAAATGTTCTGTAGATCCTTCACCAACTCCTATGGTTCCAATCTTTGTTGAACGTATTACGTCAACTTCATACTGCGGAAAACTTGTTTTAAGTATAAGTGCTGACACAAATCCTGCTGTGCCTCCGCCTACTACAGCAATTTTCATGTAGGGTCTCCCCATTCCGCAAGATTTAATTCTGTTCCGTAAGCAATTACACAGTATTGGTAGTAAGGTGCCGCGTGATATTCTAAAACTGTAAATGTTTTTGTTTTAAAATTAGCATATAAGGCAAAAGGTAGAACAGCTGGTGTTGGAGATAATCCATTTGCTTCGTCTGGGTCTCTCACCTTGCCAAACAATTTGCCAGCAAACACTAATCTTTCGTCTTTATCTCTCAATAAAGGAAAAATTTCTTCTTCAGGGCCACACATCACAGGTTTTTCTTGCCATTCACCTGCTGTTGCCCGTGTATCTGTAATTATGCTTACAGTAACAATAAAAACTAAAAGTGCAAATAGCAATCTCATTGTACTCTCTCCTATATAAAAAACTGTTGATTCAATCTGTAATTATCACCAACAAACATATTCTCTTTTACGTATGCTGTATGCAAAACAGACTGATTATACAATACCATTCTATTAAATACCATAGGTACCATGCCAATCATTTCAAAATCTCCAATAGAGTCAGTGACGTATTCGTTAACTTGCACATTTCCTGCCACGTCTAGTGTTTTCATCGTATGTGGATCGTCATAATATGTCTTTCCACCATACTTGTAAAAACTTGTACCGCCATTACATTCGTTTGCTGTATTAAGATATATGGTTGCCGCTAAATGATTGCCAGCAGGATTGTCCATATGTGGAACTAATGGTGGTAAATTGTCTGTTTGCATGACATTGACCATAAAGGTTGCATTCATAAAACTTTGTTGCATATAATCCATTGGTAATGTTTGCATTTCTTCATTAAAAAATCTTCTTGCTAATTGATCAAACACCCAAGACATGCTATCCATGTCATAAAATGCATTTATTCTCCAAGCAGGATTCATTCCTCTGATACGTTTGTTTCTTGAAGCAGGTATATCAAGTGCTAGTTGTCTAACCAAATGCGGATTTTTGTAAAAGTTATCAACAACCACTACTCTTACACCGTCAAAGTTCTCTACTTTCACTTCATCTAAATAATCTGGATTAATTTCAAATGCTTCATCTTCGTTTATTGTATTTTTAATCATCTTTACGTTCCTCCACGACAAAATTTGCACTTATTGTTGCACGAGTGCTGTCTGTTTCATTTCCAGTAACGTAATGTTCAAGCACACTTGGAAAAAACACAATATCACCTTCTTTCAAAGGTGGTGTTACTCTATTATTGTACTTGAAAGGCATATCAGTGAGCCCAGGTAGTTTACTATTGTGAAAAAAATCGTATGTGTTTCTATAAAAAACAAAATTTCCACTATTTTCTGGAAGTTTCATCATGTAAGCACAGCTTATAACACTTTCGCCTGCATGATTATGTAATTCTTGGTGTTGATTTTTTCTATAACGATTAAGCCAGCATTCAACACCATAACCTACTGACTGATTTATACCTAGATGCTCTAGATATTGATTCAAACCAGTTACTGCACCTTTAATAAAGTTATGAAAAGGCAATTTACTAGCTTCTGGGAGTCCAAATGTAGTATCTACATTACAATACCAATTAGGATGTTTACTAAAGTGTTCATCACTTTCAATTACTTCACTAAAATCCTTCTTAACAAGCTCATGTGTTGGCAAAGGTATACTGAATACAGGTATTGCATATAAATTTATTAACATCAGTTTTTCATAACGATCATTTTACCATACTCAGGTAGATAACAATACTCCATTTCACTATTGTAAAGTGTGCGAATAGCATCATCTAATGTTTCAACTAAAGGTTCTCCTCCTAGATTGAAACTAGTATTGAAAATAATTGGTACTCCTGTTTGTTTATGAAACTCCGTAATAAGATTGTAGTAGTGTTTATTCTGTTCTTGCGAGACAGTTTGTATTCTACATGTTCCGTCCACGTGAATGATGCTCGGGATCTTTTCTTCAACACCAGGTTGGCAATTCATAGCATACATCATATGAGGTGATTGTTCTAAACCTCGCATGTCAAACCATTCATGTGCATATTCTAATAGTATAGTTCCAGCAAATGGTCTGAAGTACTCTCTACGTTTTACTTTATTAACATGATCTTTACCGTTAGGATCTGTTGGATCATATAGTATACTTCTATTTCCTAATGCTCTTGGTCCGTTTTCAGAACGTCCTTGCCAAATAGTGACAATATTTTTATTAGTAATAAGTTTGACCACTTCTTCATCTGTCGTGTCTATTACATCAGCACCATACTTAGAAGCTGTGTCGGATATTTCATTCAATGAATGACAATATGGAAAGCCTTCGTATATTGTTTCTGCATGTGGTCTCACTTTATTGTCTTTTGTTACTTGGTGATAAAGCAATAGTGCCGCACCAATTGCTGTTCCTGCATCATTTGATACTGGTTCAACATATAATTTTATACCTTCTTTGTTTAATTTGTCAAGGTACCAATAGTTTGCAACACAATTTAAAGCATAACCACCACTTAATACCACATTTTTGTTTCCTGTCATTTCAACAGCTTTGAAAATTAGTTTTAAAACTTCTTCTTGTGATTCTGTCTGCACAGCATACGCCATGTCACGTCTATTTTCTAACTTTGTCCAGTCGTTACCTGGTTGTAGTTGGTCATTTGTTGTTTCTAAGAAATCAAACCTACTTTCATTTACTAATGCCGCATTAGGGTAGGTAGGTATTATTACATTTCTATCAGCAGATCTCCATCTACCTTTACCACCATCAGTATATATTGGTGGAATCTTATCATTTTTCTTACCATATGGAAAAAGACCCATTGTCTTACCTGCTTCAATAGCTTGAAATCCACAATATTGTGTTACTGCTTCATATGCTTTTACAATGCCGGCCGCATCATCTAACACTAATTCATGATATCCTTCCTCACCTTCCCTATCGCTAGGAATGTAACTCTGTATTGTACCAGGATAAGGACCGTTTCCTCCTTGATGTTTATACAAAGTTTTGAAATCATCAGGATAATTACAGCTAAAAATACTTTCACATTCCCATGTCATAAATTCATCTTTGAAAATTCCTGTGTTTATATTCATTGGAATAAATGTTCCAGCACCGTCTACAACCAAAGACACAGCTGAATCAAAACCAGATCTATAAAAAGCACAGGCGGCATGCAACTTATGATGTACATGACTCATATCAATTACCTGTCTATGATTATGTACTCCGTCCTGTGTATATGCATTATCTGATCTATCTATTAATCCTAGCTTTCTTGCAAGCCCTGTATACATATCACCGCCACTGAAATCAATTCTACTTGATTCAGCAAGTGGTTGCGTGTGGGCAACAACTAAGAAATCTAATTTATCTGTATAATCAAGAAACTTTGTCATGGCCGCTAATGGGCCGCCATCATACTTTTTTCTAGTTAGGCGTTCTTCTTCAATAGCAAATACAATCTGTCCGTCCTTCAAAAGGACTGCTCCGCCGTTATGTCCCCTTGTAATTGCTCCAATCCATTGTGTCATACTATGTTTTCCTCAATATATTTCATAATTCTCTTTTTATAGTTTGCTTTTCTAAATGCTTCATAACATTCTATAAGCGGTGTTGGTACAAATCTCTTTGCTTTTAAGTTTTTATAGCCTAAACATTGCATTACTGGGCCTGTTTTAGACTCAAAAAGTTTTGCACTATCAAATCTTACTAGTCTAATCTTTTCACTCGTGTTAAACTTGAAGTAACAAAGTGTTTCTCCACGTTTTATATCCAATGTGTTGCATCCTTTTCTAAATTTAAACGCTGGTCTTACTGGTCGAATCCAACTGGATATATTGTATGTACCTGATAAACCTATGCAATTTGCCTGAAAGTGGCTTTGTTCATAGTAAGGTGGCAACTGAGTCATTGTTAATTCATCTTCACAATAAAATATAAAACAAGGATGATCCAGTTGATGTACATTTTCGGGATTAGGTTGTCCTACAAAATTAATCATAAAATCAACAGGATGATCATACTTAGAACTTACTTTTTGATTTTCGTAATCAAAAGCTACATGAAAGTCAATAGGACTCTTGGCCGCAAATGTATTTTTTGTTTCATCTACTATAGCAGGACATATACTGGCACCATATCCAAAAAATTCTTTAGCATTCATATCTTTGTATACAGTATGTGGCTCAAAATATTTTAATTCAGATACAAATTCTTGATTATCTGGTACATTTATCACAGGTGACCAATAAATTGTTTTCATTAATCTATTTCTACCTCATATAGAAAGTCACAAACAAAGGCTTTTCTTTCTTGTATTGTAGGATATACTCCATGAAACACTTTTCCATCCATTATTATTACATCTCCTGCTATGCATTTTACAAGATCACTTACTAATTCGCCTGTTACAGGATTCATTGTAATGCATTTTAGCTTTCCTGCTAGAGGTTTGTCGTCATGTAAGTCAATTGTGTTTAGAAACATGACACTTGTTAATTTTCTTAATGGTAAATGCGTGTGTAATCCGCTATATGTGCCTGCTGGATATTTTATCCACCAACTTTTTTCAAACTTTATATCTTTAAACCTAAATGGAGCAAGTACACCTTTAATAAATTTTTGATATTTTTCTTCTTTATCAACTTGATACGGATATTTGTAATCTGGATTGTATCTTAACACTGCTCCGCCATGATCAGTATGCTCTTGAGTACCTAGATTGTTATCAAATAAAGGCAAAAAGTCTTTATAAGAACCATATTGTGCTTTTTTAATCCAGTAATCAGGTATTCGTCCAAAATTACTTAGAAACCAAAAGTCTGAATTTCCTTCATATCTGTTTTCTAATTCTTCCATTACTGTCCTTGGATAATCTCGTATTCAAAATCACAGACAAAGGTTCTGCGTTCACTGGTCGCAGGATAAGTTCCATGATAAACATTTCCATCCATAATCACACATGCCCCTGGTTCAGGTGTAAAAGTATGATAATTTATATCGTGATCTCCTGGGGTCAAAGTAATTAAATTGCCTGCTAAAGGATACTTGAATGATTTTTCTGCTCCGGTCAAAAACAACACAGCCGTCATTTGTTTTCCTGGCGTATGATTATGTAAACCGCTGTAATCACCCTCCATATATTTTATACCCCAGCACTTTTGAAAGTCTCCTACTTTAATAGGTAACCTTGAATCTGCTATACATGCTTTTACAAATCTATGAAAATCCAGCACTCCGTCTATATCTTTAGGATATGAAAAATTATTCCTGTAATAAAGATACCCATTGCCAACATCTTTATGCTTTTCTTCATATTTTTCAAAAATTTGTTCAAACTTTTTATATGATGGATATGTATTTCCGTCAATTATCCAGGCGCCAAGCTCTGTTTGCTTGGCAGTGCCTAATGGTGCAAGTGGAGATCCTATTCCATCTAAAAAGTCTTCTGGATTCATTTTCCTGATCTACCTAATATCTGTGCAGGTTGTTTTACTCCTGCATCATTTTGCGGGTGTACGACTCCATGCGTCGGGCAGACTTCTCCTTGTTGTGCTTCTGGTTTGAAGTTTCCTTGATAAGCCCTAGGTTTACCAAGACGTTTTCGAACACTTTGTATAATTTGTTTAAAACTTTCATCTGATAACTCCATTACTTCATCGTTGTATCTTTCTATTTCATCTTCCATTGTAAGCCTGATTGGACTAAATTTTCTTTTACCTTCTCCTAAATCAATAATATCAAAGTCAGGAGAGTCAGGATAAGAAATATTAATAGGATAAGTGCTTCCAATTACACTAGTACAAGTTGTGCCTAATGCTTTTGCCATGTGTTGTCCTAAACTGTCACAACCTAAAAAATGATCTGCAATTTGTATAACACTAGACCACACTCTTACGTCAGGAATTTGAGGAACAGCTACAGGAATTTTAGAATTTTCTTCAATAGTTACTGGCCATTCACTCATGAGTATCACAGCATAATCTTCACGCAAGTCTTTACATATTTTAATCACGTCATTTAAATGAAAACTTCTTGATGTCCCGTCAACAATAAAGTCACCCATATTTTCAGCAGTGCGACCAAATGGCTGAAACACAACAACTTTATCTTTTCCTGTCACGGCTTTTATTTCTTCTACTACTTTGAATCCTTGCACTAATTCATATTTGTTCATGTAGATTTTTGGATCTTGCAAATCTCTTACGCCTTTGTTGTTTATTGCAATATCAAAGGCTTGTGCAAGGCTACATTTTTGATTGTAGTATTCCCAAACTCTATAAGGTTCTGGTGTTATACAATCTCTATCCTTAATATAATCTTTGAATAAATTCTTATGCCAATGATCATACGCAAGTTCGTGTAATTGAGGATGTCCTTTGTAAAAATCCATACCTCCTTCACAAACAATTATAAAATCTTGATCTTCTTCGTAAAGTTTTTCAAATGCAGGTATGCTTGCTACTACGCGGCCTGCTCCGCCATTCATAAAATATGCTTTTTTGCGTGACACTTTATACTCCTAATATGAAATATTTATGGTGGGGTATATTAAATGAAAGGCAATACTGGCAGTCAAAAAAAATCCCCGCATTGCAGGGATTTTTAATTTATAATTGCTAATTTTTAATGATTATTTTTTGCCTGAAGCTTTTTCTGCCGCGATCTTAACATCAATAGCAAATGCACCATCTCTGTATGGATCGTTTGGATCTGAAGATTCTTCTGGATCTCTCATGTCTCTTGGCATTAATGGAAACATCATAACAGCCTGCCAAGGTTCATAACCTTTTGCTTCCATTGCCGCTGGTAGATCTCTAAGTTTTTGTCTATATGCTTTCCAAGCATCTTGAATAGTGTCTGGAGCATCTGTCATTCCAACTTTTTGATCTGATTCATGAAGAGACGCATCTCTTACATCTCTAACCTGTTGCCATGTTAGTCCCAAATCTGAACCTCTTGCGGTCCAGTCATGGATTCCAATATTAAATTCTTTTTTGTCAAAGTCGTAGCTGATATTATCTTGATCATAAACATCTCTTGGCTCTAACTCATCAGTGTATTCTACGTCTGGATATCCTTCAGGTCCTTCCCAAAGAACTTTCCATTCTCTACCTCTTCTGAACGCAACAAGATCTTCACGTCCATTATCATTTCCTATTTCACACAACAATGGATTTTCTTTACAATCTACAGTAATTCTTGTTATGTCTTTACCTGTTGGTCTTTCTAATTCTGCTTTTTCATATAAACACCAACCTGATTCTTTACCATAATCTGGATCGTTAGGATCGTTTGTGATTTCAAAAGTTAAAAATTCTGGTCCTTTGTATGTGTGTGTTCCAGTACGTCCTGCACTGAAAGTATTTTCACCCCAAGAATCCCAAATTGGATATGTAAATGTTTTCTCTATATTTCTCATTGTTATATCAACTCCTAAAAGTATTTATCATTTTTACATGAAAGTTATTCTAACTACTCCTGATCCACCCTGTCCTGATCCACCTGCACAGCATTTTGCCCAGTTTCCGCAATATGAACTAACTCCAGCTTGTCCGCCCCCTGCAGGCCAATCAATATGACATCCACATGAGCACCATGCTTCGTTAGTTACACCAACCTGTGTCTTTGCAAGTAATGGTGCTTGTCCACTAAATGAATATGTGTAAACACAGTGACAGTATCCATGTCCTGGTTCTGTACCTGAAGTACCCATCATTCCAAAATCTGCTCCAAAAATTCCACAAATTCTACAGTTAGAACAAGTGTGAGAGTGTCTTGGACCCCAAGCATCTCCGTTACACATCCAACCTGGACATCCACCATCTACGCAGAAATTACTTAAATTGTGTCCGTTAACATATGAACGGCATCCCATTCCTGCTGTACATGTATGTGATTTACCACAACGCCAAGAACCACCAGCACAAATTGTGTACTGACATCCTGGATTGGTATCTATGGTTTTAGAAGCGTAGTTTCCTCCTGCACCACCAATAGTAAACATACAATAGTTACAACATGTTGATCCTGGAGCTCCTCCTCCGCCTGACCAAATTTCAAAAGTTACTGTTGATACACCATCTGGCACACACCAATAACAACATTTTCCGTTGGCTTGTTCACAACATCCACTTTGTCTTGCACACTGATGGCAACGCAGTCCTCTTTCATTATAAATCCATTGAACACCCATATTGTGACCTGCTCCGTGAGCAATGTCAGCTGATGTAATAGTTCCGTCTGCTATGCTATCATTTTGTACTTTTTTATAACTTGCGTATGTTGCCATAATTATCTTTCCTTATGCGAATGTTATCCTTACTAATCCTGATCCGCCCATGTTGCCTCCAGCACAGCATTTTGCCCAGTTTCCACAGTAACTTGACTGTCCTGTCTGTCCGCCGCCTGCTGGCCAGTTTGTATAACAAGCACAGTTACACCATGATTCTGCGTTTGCACCTGCTGTTCTTTTTCCTATGAATGGAGCAACGCCTGACATTCCCCAGTCGCCTGATTTACATTGACATCCGCCGTGTCCACCTGTGACTCCTGTGGATCCCATAATTCCAAAGTCAGCACCAAAAATTCCACAAATTCTACAGTTAGCACATGTTTGTGTATGATTTGGTCCCCAAGCTCCACCATTACACATCCAGCCAGGACAACCTCCATCTACACAGAAGTTTGAAAGATTGTGACCATTAACATATGATCTACAACCCATTCCTGCCACACATGTATGCGACTTAGAACAACGCCATGTACCACCTGCACATACAGTATATTGACAACCAGGACAAGTGCTAATAGTTTTTACAGCATAGTTTCCGCCTGATCCACCTGCTGAGTGCATACAGTTATTACAACAAGTAGCACCTGCACCTGCACCACCACCTGACCAAATTTCAAAAGTAACTTTCGAAGTGTCTGCCGGAACTGTCCAATAACAACATTTTCCGTTAGCTTGTTCACAACAATCGCCTGCATCTGCACAGTGATGACATTTCATGCCTCTTTCATTGTAAATGTATTTGACATTATACTTGTTTCCAGCCTGAGCACCTAATTTAACAGCCGTAATACTGTTATCTATAAAGTTGTCTGCTGTTAATGTTTTATAACTTGCGTATGTTGCCATCTCTTTTCCTTATGCAAACGTAATCTTTACTATTCCTGAACCACCTTGTCCAGATCCACCAGCACAACACTTTGCCCAGTTGCCACAGTAAGAACTAGTACCAGGTGTTCCACCACCTGCTGGCCAGTTAACGTGACATCCACATGCACACCACGCTTCGTTTGTTTGTGTTGCCATGTATGTTCCAATACCTGCACCAGTACCTGTCCAACTTGTTTGTCCGTGACATCTACAAGTAGTTGTACCTGCTTTAATTCCGCCTCCTCCGTTCATTCCGAAGTCAGCACCAAAAATTCCACAAATTCTACAGTTAGCACAGTTTAAGACAGCGTGTCTTTGTCCCCATGCATCACCATTACACATCCATCCTGGGCATCCACCGTCAACACAAAAGTTAGAAAGATTATGTCCGTTTATGTAAGAACGACATCCCATTCCTGCTGTACAGGTATGTGATTTTTCACATCTCCAACTTCCGCCAGCACATACAGTATATTGACATCCTGGATTTGTATCTACTGTTTTGATAGCATAGTTACCACCAAATCCGCCTACCGCGAAAGAACAGTTATTACAGCATGTATGACCTGGGCCGCCGCCTCCGCCGCCCCATATCTCAAAGGTTACTTTATAAACATTATCAGGAACGCACCAGTAACAGCATTTACCATTGGCTTGCTCACAACAGTTACCTGCTATAGTACATTGGTGACATTTCAATCCACGCTCATTGTAGATCCATTTCACTTTTCTACATGAACCGGCACCTGGAGCTAGTTTGGAAGCTGATATTGCTCCGTCAGGTATACCTGCTGATGTAATTTTTTTATAACTTGCATAACTAGCCATTTATGGTTCCTATCAAATATTCTATGTTATACTGACATAATACGCCAGCCGTAACTGTCGCCTGAGTATACCAAGTCAAACGCCGCACCTTCTGAGTTTACAGTCATGTCCGCACTATCACCCTGGATAAGTTTTCCGTTTCTACCAATTGTAAGTGCATTACTATCAAAAGTTTTTCTTAAGTCAAAAAATCTGATAACATCACCTGTAGCCGGAGCCGAAGGTAATGTAATTGTAAAGCCACCTCCATTTGTATCAACAAATAGCTGTTCTCCTGAGTGTGCTGTGTACGTTGTTGTAACTGTTTTAGCATTTAGAACACCAACTGGTAACCAAGCATTGCCATTATATAATTCTAATACGTTAATCTCCGTATTGAATCTAATAGCACCTGCTCCTGCGTTAGCTGTTCTTTGTGCCGTATTCCCAAAAGGTATAGTTAAACCTGGTGAACCTACTGTAATTCTTCTTCCCATTTTTTTCTATCCTTATGATGCTGGTACTGCTGTCTCAATCCCCATAACAACGCAACTTACGCTTGCTTGTGAAGACCTCACAACAATTTCTTTCGTAGCATCTGCTACAATACCTGTTCTTTCTAAAACACCGTTTGGACCTAAAGATACATCGTATTCAAGATAATCTGGTCCTGTAGGTGTACTAGACGTACTGACTGCTAATCTAATGTTGGAAGTGTTTGATCCTCTATTACAGAACGAAACAGTAACAACACTATAAGTATCAGCCGGTACAGCATACACAGATGTGTCTGTATTTGCTGAAAGATCGCTGTTTCCTAATATTCCTGACGCCATTTTTTACTCCTATAGTTATATTTAGCCATTATGTTTTACTTGTCATAAAGTACGCAAATGCAACCGGAGTTCCGGATACACCGCCATTAAAGTTCATTCCCGTAGTAACAGTGATCGGTGAATTATCAGTTGTTCCGATTGTATTTCCAGTAATATTTATTTTACCAGCTGTTACAGCGTTAACGTTTAGACTACTTGAACCTCCACCAATTTGTGAATTGATGTAAGTAATAATAGCCGCCTGTGTTGGAACAACATTGTCTGAATTTGCACTAAAAGTTCCGTCTGTACTAAATTCATTAATTGTTGCACCACCTTGTCCAAGTCCAACTGCACCTAGTGAAAGTTCTTGTAGTCCAGCTAGGCTGAATGCACTTGTATTCAAGCTCGCAGATCCTGTTGACTGCTCAACGTTAAACAATCTACCAACTCTAAAGTTACCATCTTGGTCCGTACTAGTGTAGAACACTCTACCTCCACCAAATTCATTTACTTCGTCGTTAGCATCATTTGGTGTTGATGGAGTTCCTGGATAATTTGTGCTTGCAAAGTTTCCAGTACCAATATCTAGGAAGTCGTGTCCTGTAAGTCTAACTTGACTAAATCTTTTTCTAATAGTTAAGTTAGCACCATGTATTGGAGCTGATTCAATTCCTAAGTCTGGCGATACTTGAAGATTACAATTATAATTTCCTGCACTACCTGTAAGTTCTCTTACAAACACAATTTTAAAGAATCTGCTATCGCCTGCTATTTCAAGATTTGAACCTTCTTTTGGAATGTCTGTCAATCCATAAACATTTAAGAAATTCTTCTCTTGGAAAATATCTGCGTAACCATCTCCGTTAACTTGAGCACCAGCAGTTTCAAAATCAATACCTCTGTTAGTCCAAGTAGGTTGTAGTAACACTCCATCACCTATTCTAACCTGATAAGGTACTTCAATTGTTTCATTTGGATCTACAATAGAAAGTGTTGGAGTTGTAGTGTATCCGCTTCCAGGATTTACAATATAAAATTGTACAATTCTTCCTGAAGCAACAGAAGCTCTTACCTGTGCTCCTGTTCCGCCACCGCCTACTACTGTAACTCTTGGTTCAATTGAGTATGTAGTTGTAGCATCAAGTGTTGCCGCGATACCATTAGTTGGGTGCCATGTATTCCAGCCCGCTGTACCATCGGATTCTTTTGCTACGTTTGCTACTTTTGTTCCTGGATTGTAACTTGTAATTTGTGCATATTGTCCAGCACCTGTACCTGCTGTAATTACAACTCTCATACCAACATATTTTGAACTGTTTGCAGTTTCAGTGTTTGATAATATGATTGTAGATGCAGTACCACCTTGTGCTGTATTTGCACTTGTTACATATCCTCTACCACCTACAGTATCCGGATCGTTCAGTAAACCATCACTATTTGTATCTTCAGTATTATAAGTTGATCCATCATCTGGATTTCTTAATCTTACTTCAAATAATGCATTGTTGCCATAATTTGCGTTTGCAATTACAGCACCGTAACCCGCACCTGACACTGTGTATGAAGCATTTGTATAATTGTTACCAGCGTTAGTATATTCAAAGTGAATAATTGCACTACCGTCTGTTAATGCTCTTCCAATTTGTGCTTCAGTTTTTCTGTTGTTTACACCACCTGTAATCGGAACTTCAGTAACGTCAATAAATTCAGAAACAGCACCAAAGTCACCGTATGAACAGTTACCGTTAGTACCTCTAATCTTACCACCGTTTTCTGCAAGATATCCAATGTGTCCGTAGTATGAGAACACAGAAACAAGTTCTGCTCTACCTAAGTTTGTAACCCAAGCACCTATACCATCTGACAATACTTGTGTAAAGTCGTTTGCAACAATAGAATCGTTACCTCCATTGTGTAAGTTTCCATCAATTTTCAATCCAACACATCCTGTACCAAATGTTGTAACACCTTGTACGTATGGAGATCTTGTTTGAATCCATGTTCTAGTATCGTCTGGTCCCCATCCTGGATCCAATGATGCATAAGCACCTGCTGTTGGACGTTTTGTTCCATATGCGTTAGCTGAACCAAGTGTACCACTTAATCCGCTTACAGTCATATTTCTTAAACCTGTTGCATCTCTAAATAAGAACATGTTTTCTAATACAGATCCGTTAGTTCTAGCACTGTTTCCGTAGTATGTACCTGCCATTAATGTTCTATAGTTTCCTGGATACAATAAATCATATTTAAACGCATCAATATAATGCTTCACATCTTTTTCACAAGCATCAATATCAAAACTGTATGACGGATAGTTTGCGGCAATGTATTTTGTTACATCACGTGCAATAAAGTTTTTGTTAAGTTCTAGTAACCTATATGCTTTGAACTTATCTTCGTCATCTACTCTTAAATTATTTCCTCTAAACGTTGGTGCAGTTGAATCTCCTGATGCACCATTTATTTCAAAGTCAATCTTGTCATAAAGTTCTTGTGCAAGTTCAGTTAATATTGTTGCAACTGCTGAAGTACTAAATGGCTTAGATTGATTTTGTGAAACAGCATTACCTGATTGTGGTGTTACTGTAGTACCTTGTACAATTTCATCCAAAATAGACTTCATATGTAAAATACCTGCTAATGAGTAAGTTACATCAGTTGCTGGAGTAACTTGTCCAGCTGGTTGAACTTTTGTAGAACGTAGTTCATCACCTTGTACTGCACATCTTTCTGGAACTCTAATTGGAAGTACTTCATTAAATGTACCAGTTGATACTTTTACAATAGTATGTAATTTTACTTCTGTTGGTAAAGTATATCCGTTTCCAAGTGTAACAGCCTGTGTAATAACAGACATGTTAGAAGTAAGAGTTGTTATTGCTCCTGATTCTGCAGGTCTTGTTGTATCTTTAATTTGGAAATATCTATCTCCAGATGCTACACCGTCTAATGCTTGATAATCTGCCGATGGAGTTGCACTGTTTACAACATCGGTTGCAATAGAAATTACAAAGTTTAGAGCGGCAACGTTTTGTGATTCTGATCCTGTGTCGAACCAATCACCACTTACATTGTCTTTCATAGATTGTGCTACTCTGCGTGTATTAACATTTCCACCTTTTCTTAAATCCAATGTTAAGCCGTCAATAGCATAACCTGCAAGTCTTTCAAATTTTGATTCATTAAAAGCAAAACCAATAAAGAATGGAGATGTTTGTGTAATAATTTGTCTCTTAGCCCATTTAGCAGTTTCAAATGCTATAAAGGTTCTGTTTTCTTCTAGCAAAGATGCCGCATTAGGATTTTTTGGACCTTTTTCAATTTCTTCACAAGCATATCTAATTGTTTTGAATGGACGATCTAAGTTAGAGCCATATCCTGGATATGGACTATCAACACCATTTGTTGCTACATAATAGACATCTGGTGTGGAACCAAAGTTTCTCCATTCAGGAATTCCACCACTTGATACACTTAATACTTGACCTTCTGAACCAATTGGTAATCTTGTTGGACCAGAACCACCGTAGTAAAGTAAATCACCTTGCGTTGTAATTGCACTTTCTTCAGCACCTGATGCCAAGTTATTCCAAAAAGCACCAGCCGTATCATTGTCTGGACGTTTTGCAGTATCTGATGTATGTGCTTGTACACAAACATAACTTATTAATCCATAACGAACAGCATCACCTAAATCATAAACTGTTGCTGTTGCCCATGTATTTTTCCATTCAATACCTTGGTTAAGTCTTGCCCAGTAAGTTGAGTTTGGTGGTCTAATACCAGAACTGTTTGCTGTAGCAAGATATGTGTAACCACCTAATCTAACTACATCACCAATTCTATATTCTTGGTTAGTTGAATCTTCACCCCAGTCACCTCTTAAATTAAATCCTGAAGTTACTAGTTCCCATTTTGCACTTGTTGGCGGTACTTCGCCGTATACATTATCATTTGCAACATATTGGTTACCACCGTATGTAACAAAGTCACCTGGTTGATATCTTTCATATCCTGACCATGTGTTTTCAAATTCTAATCCAGGAACAAATTTATCCCAGTTTGAAATATCTGCTTGAAGTGTTCCTAATTGTGAATCTGGGTTTGTAGCAACTGATGTATGATGTGTAGTTGCAATCCAAAGTGTTGCACCATATAAAACTACATCATTAACTTTATATCTTGTTGAATTAGTCCATTCACCTTTGTATTCAATACCCTTATTCAAATAATCCCATTTAGCTTGATCTGCTTCAAGACCATTTGCCGCTGTAGCATTTGATGTATGTCCTGTGTTCGCAACATAAAGAGTTCCGCCATATTTTACAATATCGTTAACTTTATAACGTGTAGATACAGCCCAGTTTTGTTTCCAATCTTGACCTTCGGAGAATAGGTCCCATTTTAATATGTCTTGTTCAAGTCCAAGTGTATTAGTGGCCGCGGCAGTATGACCAGTGTTACAAATGTAAATGTTTCCACCATATTTTACCAAGTCGTTAGCTTTATAAACTGTTCCTGCTGTCCAATTGTCTTTCCAGTCAATTGAAGTTGCAAACTGATCCCATTTTGATTGATCAGCTTCTAGTGTTGATTGTGCTGTGTGCCCTGTATTACAAATATAAATGATACCACCGTATCTAACAATGTCATTTATTTTGTAAAAAGTAGCGGCGCTCCAATCACTTTTCCATTGGGTTCCGTCACTGAATATATTCCAGTTCGATAAATCTGTGTAGAAATTAGATCCTGATTTGTGGCCTACTATACATACATAGGTTCTACCACCATATCTGATCACATCATCTTTAAGATAATCGGTAGAAGATGCCCAAGCATCTTTCCAAATAAATCTAATTCTACCTAACTTAAATTCTGCCATTTTGTGCTCCGTTCTTGGTATTATACATATTTATACATTATCCGTTAAAGTCATCTCTTTCAGTTCTTGATGAAAAGAACATATTTAGAGCCTGGAGACCTCCGCCTAAAGGCCCATTAACACCAAAACTTGGGTTAACTGCTGTCATTGCAGATGGATTGTTAGATCCTGCTGTGTTTGATATAGTTCTGCCCTCGAGTTTGATCTGTCCTGCTGTTAATGCGTTTGTAAATAGATTTGATCCACCACCTGTAAATCTATTTTCTATATATGATTTAAGTGCTTTTTGCGTTGGTACAATATTATTGCTATTTGCTACAAAGGAATCTTCAGTTGAAAATTCTCTAATTACAGCTTGTGTTCCGCCAACACTAATACCACCTAATCGTATTTCATCTAATCCTTCCAAGTCAAAGAAGTCTGCACTTAAAGTAACACCACCTTGTGCCTGTGATACTCTAAATAGTTCACCAACTCTGTAGTTTCCATCTTGGTCTGTACTTGTGTAAAATACTCTACCACCATTTGATTCAACAACTTCGTTAGCTTGTTTAGTTGCGTTTGCACTTGTTTGTCCAAATACATATAGTCCTGGATAATTTGTATTTTCAAAATTACCTGTTCCTATATCTAAGAAGTCATGTCCAGTAAGTCTAGCTTGTGAATATCTTTCTCTTATAGTTGCTGTAGTTCCATGTGCAGGAGCAGTTGATCTAGTAATAACCGGTGATACTTGGAATGTAATTTGAATGTTTGGTGAAACTCCACTTTGTTTTGTCACCTTAACTAATCTATAAATTGTATCATCTTGCCCAGTAATTCTAAAGTTAGCTCCAGGACCTGGTACTATATTAAGTCCACTTACTGTCATAGTATTACCAATTTGTAATTCTTCGGCATAACCATCACCTGTTATTGCAACTAAAGCACTTTGGTAACCCGTTCCTCTATTGTAGAATATTGGTTGTGGTAATACTGCAATACTAATAGTTGAGGAGAAGTACGGTTCTCCTGTCTCTTCAGGATCGTAAACAGTGATAGTTGGGCTTGCCGCATATCCTGAACCTGGATCAATAATATTGAATTGTTTAATTTTATTTGCTTCTATTCTTACTCTTGCAAAAGCTCTTGCTCCACCAGTAATAATATTTCCAGTACCTGCACCTTGTCTTACTCCAACAAGTCTTGGCATGTCGCTGTATTTTCCTCCAGCTATTGCTGTTAAATTATTATTAGTTGCTCTTATGGTCCAACCGTATCCGTTATCAGATGTTAAAGTTGTCCCTGTTGTACTAACAGCGGCAAATAAACCTTGTGTGTATCCTACTTTCCAATCTTCTCTACCAGAGTCTCCAACAAGTCCTGAGTCATACCATGTAGTTCCGTTTTCACTGTAAATAATTCTGTCTGACTGTGCCATTGTTGCAACCCAACAGTTATTTCCAAAAACCAAATCATTGTATACTTCTGGAGATGCAGGAGTTACAGCCGCTCCAGTTGACCAAGTTGCTCCGTCATCTGTTGATATAACTGTGTTACCGTCTTTAGCAAGTGCAATCCATTTACCTGCTCCGTAAGCTAAACCTACCCATTCTTTATTTCCTAATGCACCACTTGCAATAGTATCCCAAGAACTTGCAACAACTGTTGATGTTCCATCTGTTGTTAGAACAGACTTGTAAATGTTTGCATCTGTATTTGCAAGTGCCATTATTACATTATCGCTTGCACCACCTACTTGAACTTTTTTCCAAGATCCTGATGTAGGTAAAGTTATTCTATCAAAGTTTATTCCATCATTGGAAAATACTAATTGATCAGTGCTATCAGCAACTGCCGCCATTACAGGTCCACCTTTACTAAAAGAAGTGTATGATAAAGTTGGTGCGCCTGGGCCAGCTGTTGTTGGACGCTGATTCCAGATAGATCCATCTACTGATGTATAAAAATCATCAGTACCTGTAATTGCGTAGTACCATAGTCCTAATCCATCACTATAACCAATGTCTGGAGCACCAGTCTGTAAGTTATTGTTAGATAAACTTATTGTCGGTCCTGTAATAGAAACTCTAGGCTCTATTTCATATTCGGTAGTAGCGTCTAACGTAAATGCTGATACCTTACCAGGAACAATATTATCCCAACCTGGTTGTGAATCTGATTCTCTATAAATTGTTGCAACTTTTGTTACTGGATTGAAGTTCCAAATATATCCGTATTGTCCTGCTCCAGTGCCTCCTTTAAGGAATATTCTCATGCCATTAAGTTGTGCCGCAGTCTTAGTATTTGAAGCCGCTAATGTAATTTGATCTGTGTCTCCACCTTGTGCAGTATTAGCATCAAATTGAAAACCTCTACCACCTAAGTTTGTACTATCTAATGGAGAATCTAATGTAATTTTATCAATAGCACCATCTCTAAATTCGTCCCATCTCATATCAAGTGCAGTACCGTTTGCTTGTGTTACAGAATCCGTTGCTGTTGTATAATGTTTACCTGCGTTTTTATATTCTATTGCAAGTACATTTGAACCTGTTGTAAAGATTCTATCTACAAGTGCTTCGTTATCTCTGTTGTTCACTGTTACAGTTTGTGGTGTTTCAGTTGAATCAAAGCCTTCAGCAACTGTTCCAAAATCACCATATGAGTTGTTTCCGTTTGTTGCACGAAGTATACCGCCATTTTCTGCCAAATATCCAATGTGTGCATAATACGTAAACACAGATACAAGTTCTGAACGACCTAAGTTCGTTGCCCAATAACCAATACCATCTGACAATACCTGTGTAAAGTCATTAGCAACAATAGATCTATTTCCTCCGTCATGCAATGCTCCATCAATTTTCATACCAACACAATTATTACCAATTGTTGTTACACCTTGAATGTAAGGTGATTTACCACCTTGTATTCTATCAACAGCTATTGCATCAGTTAGAGCACTTACAAAGGTATGTGCATACTGATCGCTTGCAGAAGATTTGCCTACATTAACTGTAAATGAATTTGTTGTTACTGCTGTTATTGCTAATCTTTTGTTGTAAGCTGGATCTGTTGTTCTTGGATAAGTTTTTTGTGCAGTGTTGCCATCCATTGTACATGTAAATGTATAACTGCCACCTTTTAGTGTAACAAAATTACCTATCTTAAAGTTATGTGACCAATTTACTGCACCTGCTGAAGCACTTTCAAATCGGTGTGTGCTAGTATCTGAACTTACTCCTACATAAACCGTAATAGTTGTTGCAGACACTGCTAAAATTTTTACTTTGTCTTTGTAAACAGGATCACTTACTCTAGGATATGCTTTAACACTTTGATAGTTGTCTAATGCACATCTAAACTGTATACTTTCATCATCAAACGTAATTTCTTCGCCCGGTGTAAGTGAGTGTGTGCCTATGGTTATTTCCATAAATCCAGTTGATGGATTATACGTTGCATCTGTTGGTGTATACTGTGCTGACGGAATTGTTGATACTAGTAAACCAGTTGCAGGATCGTATGTTGCAGTGCTTGGTGTAAAATACTGTTTGTTTGTATTTGCAATCCACACTGAAGTATCTGTTGGACCTGCTCCAGGATCAAGTGATACAAATGCTCCACCTGTTGGACGTTTTGTTCCGTATGTGTTAGGTCCTACAAGAGCACCAGTTAAACCTTTGAGTGTACAATTTCTTATTCCACAACCGTTTCTTACATAGAACATATTGGCGTTTGCGTTTGCATCACCTATAGTTTCGTTTTCTGGATTTGGATTAGCAACTGTTCTTTCCTTAGGAATAATATCGCCATTTACTGCCGCTCTAATTGTTGTTGATCTTAATTCACTTCCAACTATTGCTACTTTTGCTGGAATTGATATAGGAAGCATTTCTGCATATTCACCAGCTGAAACTTGTATAGTTGCACCTTGTCTTACTCTGTTAAGTTCGTCTCTTAAAAGATACTTACATGCAAAGCCTACTGTTCTAAATGGAGCATTTATAGTTCCACCTTGTGATTCATCGTCTATACCATTCAATGCTACATAGTAAACTTGTTCTTGTTTATCTAATGCGTCCCAAGACGGTAGTCCAGCAGTTACCCTTAAACCTTGTCCTGTTGTTCCAATGCCTAAACGTTGTGTATCTATTGCAGTTGAATCTTGATCTTCAAAAGTTTTTAAATCACCTTTTCTTGCAAGTTTATTTGTTCTGTTACCAAGTATCATTATTACCCAGTAATTTTGATCTGGTTGTTCAACATCTAAATCTGGTCTTGAAGCAGACTCAGTTGATCTGTGATAAGCTATACATCTATAAGCAGTACCTTGCCAAGTTGCTATATCACCAGCAAAATATTCTGTATCGTCTTGCCAAGAATCTCTAAATTGTCTTCCATCAATTACCTTTTCCCAATAAGTAGGCCATTGATCTGGTTGAAGATTTGTACTATCTTGTATTGCAATATACAAGCTACCAGAAAGTCTAACAAAATCACCTGTTTTGTAATCTATAATTGTAGAACTATCTGCTGATCCTGCATTATTCCAATCATTTCTAAATTTATATCCTTCAAAAGTTACATTCCAATCAGAACCATATTGACTTGGTTTTAGATTTGTGTTAAATGTAATTGCTTTATAAATGTAACCACCATACAATACTGTATCACCTGGTTGATAATAAGCAGTTTCAGTCCAAACATTTTCATATTCTGATCCAGGTAGATATATTTCCCATTTGCTTGCATTGTAATCTGTTAAAAATCCTGCATCGCCTGCTGTTGAAGTGTGTCCAATGATACACTTCATCAAGTTGCCGCCACGTTTTACAATATCATTCTTTTTATATCTGTATTCGTTCTGCCAAGCACCGTCAATAATGCCAGTTTCGCTATCAGTTTTTGTTACATACTCAATACCTTCGATCTGTATTTCCCATTTGGATTGATCTTCTTCGAGTCCTAATGTTATATTATCTGCAGATGTATGTCCAGTAATACATTTGTAAACTATACCACCATATCTTGCGATATCATTTGCTTTGTATCTTGTTCCAATAGACCATGTACCTCTCCAAGTGTCAGCATCTGATAAGATTGTCCAATCGCTTTGGTTAGCTTCAAGTCCTAGTAATGTAGTTGCGGCTGATACATGCTGATTAATTGCTTTGTATACTTTACCATTGTATCTTACTAAATCGTTTGTTCTATATAATGTGTTAACAGTCCAGTTGTATTTCCAGTCGGCAGAGGAAACTGCAACAAGTGTCCATTTATTAATATCAGCAACAAGTCCGTCTGTTCCTGAAGTTAAGGTTGCTGATGAAGTATGTGCTTCAGTACATTGGTATATACTTGCACCGTATTTTACAATGCCACCAACTGAATAAAAAGTTGATGTTGACCAATTACCTAACCATACAACACCTTCTGATTGTTTTTTCCATTTTGGTTTAGCAGGTGTTAAATCCGTTCCTGCTAAATCGTTGTAAAAGTCTGCGGAAGTATGTGTTCTTAATGCAACATAAGTATAACCATTGTAGTTGATCATATCGTCAACGATATAATCGGTACCACCTGTCCACTCACCTTTCCAATTAAATCTTATTCTACTTAATTTAAACTCTGCCATTTTTTCAACCTTTTACGTATTTATTATACTCCTGTTGGGTATTCATAACCTTCGTTTACCCTAGCTACTAAATTACCTGAATCATCAATATAATAGTTGATGCTTCTATTATCCCATCTAAATTGTTCATAATTTAAATTTAGATAAACTTTTTCATGATTAACATTTCTTCCTTCAAAGAAATCTTGTGCTTCATCAAAATCTTCAAAGTTTTGTGCTGGATCACCTTCTTTGTTTATTTGTATTGAATCGCCGCTTTTTAATTGGTCAGCCTTTACAATAAAAAGTTCTCCATCATCTGTTCTTCTCAATCCATAAAAGTATCTTGCATTGGTTTGGTTAACCATGTCTGTAATACTTTGTCCTAAAAATGTATCAGCCATTATACTATCTCCACTATGCTGAGTATCACATCAATTGATGCTGTTGTATCAGCGGTTACATATAAAACATTTCCTGCATCTAACACAATTTTTTCACCTTTACCTATTGGTTTCATTGCCGTGTTAGGTGCAATGGGCATATCTTTAATTAAAAATCCAATGTTACTAGCTTCGTCGCCAATTTCAATACTACATGATACCATGCTATCTTTTAAATTAGCAAGATTCATTCCAATTACTGTTGTACTTGTTGCCGCAGGAACTGTGTACACAGGTACTCTCTGTGTTCCTATTTCTTTTCCTACTATATTTCTAAAATTTGTTGCCATCTTTTTTATCCTAAATCGTTAAAGCCAGTTTAATTGCTATCTCCTCAGCATCGTTAAACGTAACAGCACCTGTTGCACCCGCAACTGATACCCAGTTACCACCTACATCGTAGATTTCTACCCTGTCTTCAACTGTGTTATAACGCATCATTCCTGTTTCTGGGCTAGGATGTCTGTTAGCGTTATTACCAACTGGGATAACAAATCCACCATTACCAGCAACTTTAAAGTATCCTGTGCCGGTTTGTTTCAGGGTAGTAACTGCCCCGTCTACATTATTAGTTATCTGATTTCCATTAAAACTAAAGTTTTCTATGGACACAAATCCGCCACCATTTGCTTGTAAAACTAAATTTTGATTGGTAGTTATGGTTTGTAGAGTGTTTCCTGATACACTAATATCATCTACTTCTAGTTTTTTGATATCAAATCTGTTAGCAGTGACGTCTGCAACCACTGATCCGCCAGCGTAAAATCTTAAAGTATCGTCATCTGCACCTGGTGTTAGTTCTGGAGTAATGTACGTATCTCTGTCATCGTCATAAACACCACCTAATTCTGTCCATTGTCCATCATATGCTTCGAAAACGTTTGACTCTGTGTTATATCTTATCATACCATTCACTGGAGATCCTGGTCTTTGTGCTGTGGTTCCTTTTGGAAGTATTAAAGCACCAGTGCTATCAATCTGTACAGATTCACTACTAGGATCAAGCACGATGCTACCACCGTCATTTGAGATAATATTTGAATCAAATTTTAAATTGTCAATGATAACTTTACCAGCGGCATTTGGTGTAAGATTTAAATTACCATTACTTGCTGTTGAAGTTATAGAATCATTATCTATTGTAATTTCATCTACAATAACTTTTCCTACATTTAGTTCTGACCAATTTAAAAGTGTTGTTCCTAATTTATAAGTGTTGTCTGCGGCCGGAATAATGTCACTATCAATTTTTGCATTTATTTGAATTGTGTCAGTAACTTCGTCACCAAGAGTAATGTTACCGCCAACTGTAACATTTCCACTTACATCTAAGTTTCCTGTGACATTTACATTATCTAATAAATTAATTGTACCTGTGGAACTATTTAAATTTAAGTCTCCGCTTATGCTAGAAACTGTATTTCCTGTTATTCTAATATTTCCAGATTCTATTTTTGTTCCATCAATAATTGTTGTATTTGTTCCGTCTGTAAAAGTAATACCTTGATTGTTATTGAATAAAAATTCTGCATTTGTAAAAGTAACTTCACCTGTCTGTTGATTTATTCTAAATAAATCTCCAACTCTAAAATCACCTTTATGATCAACAGTGCTAAAATAGATATTTGCATTGTTGTTTGCAACAACTTCGTTTGCTTGAATTACTGCTGTGGTATCATTAGTAACATCTTTTCCTGTTCCAATGTAAGCTAGATTCATTCCAATTGCATAAACTACCGAACCAGAGCCGTCTCCAACTATTCCAAAATTACCATAAACACTTGCACTAGCAATACTTCTTATTTCTCCTCCAAAATCTGAATGATCTATAAATGTTAATGCATTTGCAGTAGCACCGTTACTAAATCTAACATCTTGAATAAATGTGTCATCATCTGTAACTATTTGACTTCCGTTATCGCCGTCAAAAGATAATTTTAAAACAGTGTATTGATCAACAACCGTTGCCGCTGTAGGTGCTGTAAAGTTACTGCTTTCTCCAGTGCCTTTTCTAATTCGTATGTCATCCATTCTACCTTGAAGATCACTTGAGCTTCCATCGTATTTTGATCCTATTATCAAAGGTTTGGTTGTACCTAAATCAGAACTGTTTGTTACGGAATCAATAAAACTACCATCTACAAATAATTTCATTGTTGTACCAACTCTTGAAACCATAATATGGTAAAAAGTTGTGTTAATTAAAGTGACATTAGGTTGCATTATAATTGTGTTTCCAACAGCAACCTTAGGTTTTCTATCTACAGTATAAATGTGTAATGCACTATCTGTATCTGATCCTGCTCTAAAATCAAACATTGATTCAGTTCCTGTATCATCTGACAAATACAAATAGCCTTCAATACTAAAATCACCAGTTCCAAATCCAAAATCACTTTGTGTGGTGATACTAAATCTATCTCCGGTACCGTCAAATAATCCTATGCCAGTTCCCCACTTGACCGGATTAGTTGTTGTAATTTGTGCGTTACCTACTGCCGTAACAGTTTTTTTGTTTCTACTTAATGGTGTTATAAATCCTGTTGCTTTTCCGTCAATGGTAACTTCATTAGTACCAACAGATTCTATTGTTGATTGTGCAAGTTGTGATCCGCCTGCATCATATAAAGTTATTGTTTGTCCAGCGCCAGGTGCAGAACCAGTTAATCCTGAATACTTAATTCTTGTTTTTCCGTCACCTTTAAGTCCAGCAACTCCGTCTGTAATTTCAATTCCCTTATCTGCAAAATATGTAAAACAGTTTAACCATTCTATTCTTGATCCGTTAGTAACTTTTAATGCTGTCACTCCAGGCGTGATAAATGTCACAGAATGGAACAACATACTTGCTTCTCTAGAATCTGTATTTGCAATGCTACCGTCTAAGTATGCACCACGTCCTGCATCTCCTGAATCAAAACCTCTTGGATCAGTATTTGACGTAGTAGTACCTTTTGTAATTACAGTAACATTTCTTATGTAAGGTGATCTTAAATAAACTCTAAAGTTGTTAGCAAATCTAAATCCATATCCTGTGTTTGATCCGCTGTTGTAAAAGAAATCTTTTACGGTTAAATCTTCAACAGTTGAATCTCCTTGCATAACAAAAGCATCATTACTTTGTGTTCCGCTTGTTGGACTTATTTCAACTGATCTTAAACTGTGTCCTTTTACTGTTACTCCCATAGGTACATTTAAAGGAAATGCTTCTTGATATTGTCCTGGGTAAATGTATACAGTATCTCCAACTCCTGCAAGAGATAAACCTTGGGCAATAGTTCTTACAGGATCTTGTGGATGCTCTCCTGGTCTTGCATCGTTACCATTTGTTGCCACATAGTAAATATTTCCTGGAGTACTAATAAGATTTATATTTCCAAAGTCTAGGTCATTTGTTGTAAGAGTATTTGTAGTTACATTTGCAAAATTTCCTGTCGCCCATCTTTTTGCATCAGTACCAATATTATATGTATTATGAACATCAGGCATAATATCACTTGCAATATCTGCATTAATAAAGATACTGTCTGTATCAGCATCACCTAATGTTATATTACCGTCTGCTGATATATTTCCGGTTGCGTGTAAGTTTCCGTTTACTTGTGTGTTACCAACAATGTTTACATTACCAGTTCCGTTTGCTCTAATAAACAAATCGCTGTTGGTATTTGTATTTTCTATAAAATTGTTGTTTATTTCTAAATCACCAACTAAAACTCTGTTTCCAACTATTGTGTTGTCTGCTGTTGCTATTGAAAATTCTTGTGCTGATGTTGAAATAGTTCCTGTTGAACCGTCTAATGTAACGTTTCCAACTTGGAATGTATTATTTGTGATTTCTAGATCTGTTACTCTAGCTACGCCTTGGACGTCTAATGCGTACTGAGGTGATGTCGTTTTAACTCCGATTCGACGGTTCGTTACATCCAAATATAATAAGTCTGTCTCAAAGGCCAAATCCACGCCATTGCGTAGTAAATTTGACTTCAAGAGCGGACCCGATATGCGACCAATTGCCATGTCTACTCCTCAATACGGGGATCCTGTCCCTCCAGCCCGATTTTCAGCATTTGCTCTTTGCCGGCTGACCACAGTTTGTTAATGCATTAGCTTGGCCTGCTCTTCACTGCATTATACTTATTTATGTGATTTTGATAATTAATCCAGGATAAGGTTAAATAGGTAGGCTAATTGTTCAACGTCATTTGATTCAATACTTTCAACTTCTCCAGCCGCGTTTATCCAGTTTGTACCGTTCCAAGTTTCTAAATATTCTAGTGTAGTATTATACCTTGTATTACCTACTTCTGGCGTTCCTGGACGTTGTGCTGTAGTACCTAGCGGAGGTATCATACCGTTTACATTATCAATTTTAAGGTATCCATTACCGCTTGTGTTTGTTAAATTGAATACAAAATTATTGTTACTATTATTGAACAAATCGCTTGCTTGGAATTGTAAATCACCAATTATAGTTTTACCTGTACCGTTTGATTTAAGTTGAATTGTTCCATCTTGTTCGTCAGTTGAGATAACATTTCCGTCAATTGAAAATTTATGATCTGAACTAAATCCTTTACTTTCTAAAAGTGTGCCATTTAATGTATGATTAGTTTGTCCTGCTGTTACAAAATTAAATTGATTGTTGGACAAATCAAGATATGTATCTCTATCTGAATCATAAATTCCTTGTAAACTTACAGAGCCTGACGTTGCAGTTCCTTCGTATGCATTAATATTTGTATTATATCTAATTCCTCCTAATGTGGTAGGACGTTGTGCTGTTTCTCCAATTGGTATTTTTATATCACTGGTTGCAGATATAGTTACATCAGTACTAGGATTTAAAATTAAATCTCCTGTTTCACTTGCTACTATATTTGTTTTGAAGGATAAGTCATCTATTTTTACTTTACCTGAACCTGCACTTACTAAATTTATATTAGCATCAGATACATTTGTGCTTATAGTGTTATTTTCAAATGTGATAACATTTACATTTGCTTTTTGTGTATGTACTTCTTTCCATCTAGCTGTTGAAGTTCCTAAGTCTCCTGCACCTGCTAAAAATGATGATCCTGCTGTGAAACCAAGATGTGTCCAACCATTTGTGTTTGCTAGTACTAATCTATCTCCCTGTGCTTGAGATACATACGTAATTTTGATAGCATTTGTTAAGCCATTTTCATTGTGAGATGAAAGAGTAAGTCCTGGCACATTCAAATTTCCTATTCCAGTGAAATAGTTTCTATCGTCTTCACTAACGGCATTGTAAGTATATGTTATACCATTTGCTGTTAATGTGTATGTTTTAGGATAATTAAAACTTGGATCACTAATTGTTCCAAGTAAAACTAAAGCACCGTCTGCTCTGCCAGGGACAAAATCTTGACTTATTGGTGTATTAAAATCAACTGTATCTGTTGGTGCGTCACCTATAGTGTTTAGAGCACCATCAATTACAAAATTTCCTGTTGTTGTAACATTTGGAATATTAACATTTCCTTGAAACACAATGTTGTTTGCACTGTTAAAATCTAAAGAAGATCTTGTCGCTTCTAAAACATTTCCGGTTACAACTATATTATCTAAACTTACTTGTCCAGGTTCTAATGTAACAACATTGTTTCCTTCTCTAATTTGAACAGTTGAATTTTCTGCAAAAATACTTTCTACATCAAAACTTGTTCTTTCATTTTCTAAATCAATTAAGAAATTATCACCTACTCTAAAATTTCCTCTTTGATCTTGTGTGGTGTAATATACCTTAGCATTATTAGCTTCTATAACTTCATTAGCTTGAATTGTTAGTGTGTTATCATTTGTTACATCTTTACCCGCACCAACGTATGCAAAATTATGATTAATCAAATATGCTAAACAATTTGCACCGTCTGCACTTACACCCTTATTACCATAAACATTAGCACTTGCAATACTTCTTAATTCTGCACCATACACAGTTGAACCGTTAGGTGCAGTTCTACCTGATCCTTGTTCAAGTTTAATTCCTGTTTCTGCAAAATATGTAAAGCTGTTCAACCATTCAACACGAACGCCACTTTTACATATCATTGCTGTCGTGCCAGGAGTAATAAAAGTAACAGCATGAAAAAGAATACTTGCTGATCTAGAATTTTGTATTGCGACACTTCCGTCTATTAATGCTCCTCTACCAGCATCACCAGATGCGTAACCTCTCGGATCACTTGCACTTGTTGTTGAGCCTTTGGTTATAACAGTAACATTCCTTACATAAGGAGATCTTCCAATTTCTTGATTTTCTATTCCTGTGTTAAAATTATTTACTAATCTAAAAGCATAACCATCATCATTACCGCTGTCATAAAAATGATCTTTCAATGTCAAATTTTCTATAGTTACATCACTGTTTAATAAAAAAGCATCATTACTTTGTGTTGCTGATGTCGGATAAATTTCAACTCCTCTAATGCTGTCCCCTTGTATTGTAACTCCTTTAGGCACTGTCATTGGATATGCCTCTTGATAAGTTCCAGGATACATATAAATTAAATCACCGTCTGTAGCAACGCTTAACGCCTTTGTAAGCGTTCTAAATGGTCCGCCTGGGTTATTACCGTCATTTGTATCTAAACCGTTATTATTAGACACAAATATGATACCTACATTTTTCGTTAATTCTATTCCCTGATATACCAGTCCACTTGCTTTAACTGTATCAGCTTTTAATTCATTTACTGCAATCTTAAAACCTTTTGCAGGACCTGTGCTATCATCGTCCTTACCAATATGATACACATTATCTAAATCCGGAACTATGTCATTATGAAAATCACTTAAGAAACTTGCACTATCAGTTGAATCGTCTCCTATTGTAATTGAATCTCCACCGTACGTAATGTCTCCTGTGGAATGAATATTACCTGTAACAGTTAGTGTAGAACCTGTTTCTAATTGTAATTTTCTAGGAGCAGAAGTAGGATAATACTTTTCAACAAATGCTTTGAACGCAGTTGGATTCGCATGGTCTGCGATCGTGTTTGTTGCAGGAAACATTTGATTGCTTGCCCACTGTGTGTTCATTTGTCTTAATTGTAATGCGTCATCTGCTTGAATGTCTCCATCGCCGTCAAAGTCAAGTGCCGCAAGTTCTTCTGAAGTCCAAGAACCAGATTGTGAAAGTGCTAAAGCACGATCATAAATTATATCCATATCGTTAGGTGGAGCACTGGCACTATTTTTAGGTCCAGGTGACCAATACATGCCATAATTGCCGTTTGAATTCCAAGCCGCAGTTTGTCCATCAAAAACTTCTGGTCTAATACCAACACCGCCATTAGTTTGTAAAGCAAGGATACCATCGCCCTTGATTGCAAAATTATAACTTCCTATTCCACCTGTCTTGATATAACCTTGTGGATGTGTAGATTTTAGTGTAACATCACCGCTTGGTGTTGATATACCCGACGATGCTAAAGTTATATCGCCAACTTTAATACTGTTTCCAAATACTATATCAGGATCACCACCACCTGATGTGGTACGCATTGTTCCGTTTATAGTTAAATTACGAGGAGTAGTTGTTGTACCTATACCAAGAGTGTTGTCACGTTTGACAACCAATAGGTCAGTATCAAATTTTAGATCGTCTAGCTCTCTTAATAAATTTGCTTGTAGTAACTGACCGCCTATTCGGGCTACTTGTGTTGACATTATAATCCCCTCGATTTTACAACAGTATTTATTGTATTATTGCCAAGGACGGCCGGTCTTCAAAGTTCCTGTGGTAATCTTTTTGGTATTTGCTGTATTGTTATCACCTGCTGTGTATAACGTAGGCATTAAGCCCTTTTTAAGTGTAGATCTTTTACCTGTAGCGGCACGTTTTTCAGCCGCCAATTTTAGCTTTTGTTCTTGACGTTGTCTTTTATATTGTAAGTGTGATATACCGTTGCTAGACATTACTTGTCAAAATTATGTAGTACTTGCACTGGTTTGCCTGATGGAACAGGAGTACCAAACACAAGATACCAACCCGCGGCGTATGGTGCGCCTGGTCCTGAGGAAGGATTTTGTACTAAGGTATAGTTTGTTGTAGCTAACTGAAATACGTTTTCAATAGTAACTAAAATATTATTTTCTGATATAGGCACAGGATAATAAGTATCTCCTGAATTCAATGGACCAAATGTTGTTTCTGTTCCGTTGCCGTTTCCTAAATTTTGTTGAACGATTGTTGTTGGTTCTCTAAATCTTACAGGTTTCCAAGCCGCATTTTGATAGACTTCAAAATCGCTTGTATCTGTATTGTATCTTAACATTCCTTCTGCTGGAACAAAAGGACGTTTGTTTTGATCACCTTTTGGCACAATTACTGCCGCATCAGTATTGATTTCTGCAAGTCCTAGTGCGTCTATATTCAATCCTTTAGTATCAGAATTGATTCCTCTAGATGTTCTTTGTGCCTTTAAGAATCTCATTATACTTCCAAATAACTAATAGTAGCCGCTAAATTAGCAGGTGATTGAGATACAGCAATAATTCTGTCTCCACCTTCTAATACAATTTTTTCTGTGTCAAAAGTAAATGTGTCTGCACCTGCTACAACCAAGTCATTTAAAATTTGGTTAGCGTTAGGATCAGCATTACCTTTGGCCTGACCGTTTGGTACTAGATGTAAATCAAAGGAACTATCATTTGATCCACCTGTATCAGCAGATGCAGTATTACATACTAAAATAGTTGTAATTGCAAATCTACTGCCATTTGGAACAGTCAGAAGTACTGTATCTGTTTGAGCTATTTTTTTGTTTACAATCGCCATGTGTTCTTTCCTTAAAATAACATACTATAAAGCAGTGATCTATTTGTACTTATCAATTCATCTTCGTGATCATACTTGTTTTTGTAAAATAAGCCTGTTTTGCCCTTGTCTGGATCTTTTCCAAATAAAGCAATGTGTGTGGCTGAAGATGCAATGACAGCAGAATCGTCTTGCACTGGCATTCTAAGTGTGCTATCTATTTTTACAAACGGACTTCCTTGACTACTTAAAGTTAAATCTGATCCACTTGTAGTTGTTGTAATAGTATTATCTTCAAATACTATGTTTTCGATTTCAGTTGAATTACGCTTGAATAATGCAATTTCAGATCCATCAATAGTGACTTTAAAGGCACTTACTCCTCCGTCTAAGCTATCATCAAAAACGTTAAGTGCAGAGTCTCCTCTTGAAATAGACTGCACTTGAATAGTGTTAATACCCGTTACTATTGCATCGTCTACGTATTTTTTGTTTGGAACATCATCGTCATCAGTAACTTGGTTTTCATAATCAGCTGTACCACTTACGTTAATTACACCAGTACCACTGTTTATAAGATATAAATCTCCTCCTCCAGTAGCAATAGAGTTTGTAAATATTCCGTTAATTGCACCACTTGCTCTTTTAAAAACAAATGTTCCTGGTTTGTTAGTTTGAGTTACAGGATCATTATGTGTAACCAACTCATCAAATATAAACAAAGCATCTGAAGCAGATCCTCTATCTATTTGTATACCTGCTGTATTTAAGGTTATACCATTTCCAGATTCCCCATCGTTCAATACAATAATATTATCTTTCAAAGATAAATCTTGTGAATCTACTGTTGTGGTAGTACCAGCTACTGTTAAATTACCTGTAAGGTTAACATTACCATTTGGTGTATCGAGTACAATGTTACTTCCGCTTGCTACTCGTATCGTATAATTACCACTATTTACATTTAACGTTTTTGACATTCCAAATCCTTAAAATGGGGGGAATAATCCCCCCAATATATTATTATGCGTCTTCTGTGAAATCGTCGTCGTCTGTACCTGATAATGTGTTATCATCACCAGCTTCTTCCATTCTAACGATACCTGCCGCCGCAGAACCTGTAAGGACATATTTTAATTTCTGTCCGTCTAATGCGTTTGATCCTGTTGCACTTGGTTTAGCTAATGTTACTGTACGTCCTGAAATTTTAGATACGCCATATGTTTCTGAATCAGCACCTTGTACTGAAATAGACATTTCGCCTGAACTTAAAGCCGCAGGTAATACACCAGTCTTTAATGTACAATCGAATGTTCCGCCTGTACCGATTTCTTCAACGCGGAATTTTTTTGATCCTAGTTGCTTTACGATAAAACCTTCTTTAACTGCTGAGCCGTTATGAAAGTTTACTTTGATTTCTGTTCCTGAAGCTGTAGGACCTGTGCCTGCAACTGCAAAAAGCCTTTTATTGAGTGGTCTTCCCATTTGTTTTCTCCTATATAGTAGTCCAATCCGGGTTCTATCCGGTACGCTGTGGGTACAGCATAAGTCCGCCAAAGGGCTCGCTATCTGACACAAGTATTTATCACAAAAGGAAAAAGGCATACAAGTTTTAACTTCCTTGTACACCTTTAACGAAAATAAGCAATTATAGGGAGGACTCGGTTATACCTCCAACCCCTCGACCGAGATGCCATTCTCAAATCCAGGGAGCCTAATTCCGCTCGGTAGAGCGATGTGACTCAGCGTATTTCTACTACCAAGCCTGGGTACCACCCCTAATTAGCCTAGTTCGACGCTCTGGTAAACGCCTCTTCCTAGCACTATAAAACAAAAGTTAATTACTCTTTTGTTGCTTATGTATACACTATAACAAATAAAAACCTATTTGTCAAGTCTTTTTTCCTACTTTTTTGTCCAAAATGTTATATTTTTTGTAATCTTGGGTCATCGCTTAGAATATTCTTCTCGCATCTAGGTCTAGATTGACGTTCTTTTATCATTTTTAGGATTATTGCTAAATGTGATCTTTTAGTGCGTTCTTTTTTGCGAGCGATTTCGAAGTCTCTGTAGTTCATAACACTCTCCTTTTTACAGTTAAGTGCGTTCCTTCGCTTGTGCTACTTCCGTCCCAGTGGGATGAACGTACAAATATTTAGTTCGGCCATAAAAAAAGGGCGACAAAAGCCGCCCTTTTTAATTCTTCTGCTATAAATTAGCTGAATGTTACGTTGGCAATAGAAACTTTGCCTAAGTAGTCAGCCGCATTACCTAGTGAAGATGCCACATTAGATAGCTCAATGTAACCATATCTTGTCATGAAAGACACAACTGGTTCGAATGAACTTGGATCTAATACAACGCCACTTGACATTAGCGGAATGTATGGACAGTAGAATGCTGGAGCATCTGACTCGCTTGAGCCTTTGTATCCAACAAGTACGTCTGTTGAGTCACCCGCGTATGCGTCTACGTATACTTTCATTGCACCGTTAAGTGTTCCAACCATTTTAGTGTTAGTTGGAGCTTCGAAAGTACCTTCTGTTGTTCTTGCGAACGCAGAAGTTGTAGCAGACTGTAGGATGGTTAACGCAAATGGTGATACCACTGCGTAGTTACCAGCACCACGTCTTGTTCTAGCCGCGATGTTGTTAGCAACTTTGTTGATCAT